CATCACAGGCTATTGACCTGGCAACTAATCAAGTATTTGGTGAAGCTGCTAATAATGCGTTAAAACGTGGCCTATATGCTGGTTGGATGGATTCTATGACCGCTGGCATGAAACTGGCTAATACTGTTGCTGGATTGAAAATTGATTTCACATTAGTTCAACCGGCATTCAAGGATTGGATAGAAAAGAATGGCCTCGAACGGTCAACATTGATTAATGACACAACTAAAAAAGACTTAGCCAAATCATTGAGCGATGGCATACAAAATGGCGAGTCTATTCTTGAGTTACAGGATAGGGTTAAAGATCAGTTTGATGGGCTGAGGGATTATCGAAGTGAGCGAATTGCGAGAACAGAATCAAGCGCGACCGTTAATAGTGGGGCGCTTGAAACGTACCGATCCGCCGGGATAAAGAGCAAACTTTGGATTTCCACGTTAGACGACCGTTCCAGAATTGACCACGCAGAAGCCGATGGGCAAAGCGTTGGAATAGATGAATCATTCGATATTGGTGGTGAGCCCCTTGAATATCCTGGCGATCCATCGGGCAGTGCTGATAATGTAATAAACTGCCGCTGCGCCGTGTCAATAGACCCTGATAGTATAAATGAATAGGAGAATAAATAAATGAGTCAACAGAAGTTTAATCCGCAACCAGGTGATCCGGTTGCAACTATTTGCAATAATAATTTTGATGAATTGTATGCTAATTCGGCACTTGCCTTGGCGTCTGGAACACCATTTAGAGTAACCGGAACATTAACCGCTGCCGCTGCCGCCACTGCAATTCACCTTGTGCCAGCCGCCAGCGTAACAGGAACTAAGAAAGTTTATGTAACTGGTGTTTACTTTAATGTTGGTGGCGCTACTGCTTGGACCGATGTTACGGCGACTAAGGTACAAATACAGGATACTGCGGGAACGCCAATTGTCGGCCAAACATGGGCTAAGGCTCTATTGACCGGTAACTCTGTTAATTCAAACTCCAATGCTTCAACATCACTTTCAGCTATGGCCGTAGGATTTACCGCAGCCAAGGGGCTTGATTTTGTAGCCGATGCTAACTTTGCCGCTGGTTCCACTATTAACATAATCGTCTATGGCTATATCGCCTAATAGGAGTTTGAATAAATGAATGGTCTAAACCCGTCTAACGCGCCATGGAGCAATACGAGTGGCGTAACTGCCATTACTAACGCAACCGCTGCCGTAATTGTTGCCGCTGTTACTAATAAAAAGCATTACCTAACCGATTTGCATATAGTTAACACTCATGCATCCGTTAGCACATTGGTTTCTATCCTTGATGGTACTACCGTTATCTGGACAGGATACGTGCCAGCCATTACCGCTGCCCTTCAAGTTGCGCCACTGATCGTCCAATTTTCTACCCCATTGTCTAATACTGTTGGCGCTTCCATTAGCATTAAGGCCAATACCACTGGTGCAAACATCTATTGGTCGGCAACTGGATTTGATGCATGATTTGCGAAAAGTGCGGCAACGCCTTAATCATGCACAAAGACATGTATTGGTGCGCTCATTGTGGCAGAATGATTAGTCCTCGATTTATCAAAAAGGTGATTAAGAAATGAGTGGATATGTACCATTAACTTCCGGCGATAATGCCGCACTAAAGAACGCCGAAATCAACGCAATGAACAGTGAACAATATGGCGCTATGGCTGAATGTCAATTCACTGTTGCTAATCAAGCGGCATTATCTGCTATTCCATCATACTACAAAGTCACTGGCAAACTTGTTAGGGTAATGGATTCGGATGGGCTTGGAACTATTGTCACTTATTCGTGGTCAGGTAGTGCATGGGTAGCGGTACCGTTTATTCGGGCAGTCGGCACAATAGTAGCCAGCGCAACAAGCATTGCGATTACTGGTGATATATTTCATGTATCAGGAGCTTTAGCAATTAATACCATTACTGGCGGTCAAACCGGTCAAGAGATTGTTATTATACCGGATGGCGCGTTTACTCTTGGGACTTCTGGAAACATTGCCATAGCCTCAACTGCTGTAATTGGCAAGGCCATGGCTTTGTATTTTTATGGTACTAAATGGTTTCCGAGTTATTAAGATATTTGATAAGAGTGTCAGAGCATTGAGCGGCTACAGTATCAACTGAACTGTTTTTACTATCACTGCATTGATCGGGATATAGTCGATTGAATGTTTCCCAATCTTTGAACGCCTTGATAATCTGATCTTTGGTAAAGGTAAAACTTTCCATACTTTCCTCCATATATTTATCACCTCATAAGAGGGGATTTATCGTTTCAAATACTTTATTAAATTAATTGTTGACATGGTGAGTCTAATAAGTGATATCGAAACTAATATTGATAAAATGATTATAAGCACCATTTAATTCATGCCAATATCGAATGTTTCATTATCATCCCGTTCATTAGTCTCAAAATAAGCTTCCATCATTTCAGGGGTAGTCATATTATTTACTGAATCAATAGCTGATTTGATGGTATCGTACATAAGTGATGGATCGGTATTCAACAGGTTAATAGCTAACTCACCTTCAATAGTAATTATATCATTACTTACTGAAAACCAGATTGATTCACCGTTGAATAAGAAGGTTAGCGCAATGCCGTAGTTAGAACGTAGTAATTCGGTTAGTTCATTCATTTTCAATTTCCATAAACTTATATACTTCTTCAACTGGCACATCATCATGACATTGACAATAGTATCCTTTTGAATCATCGGCCATATCACTAATTTGTTGACGTTCAAGCTTTGATACAACAATTAATATCGGCTCAATATTTGCATCATACCATTTATCGCCTACTTTAACTTTCATAAATCACACCCCTCGCATTCATTAATTTCAGTATTGGCGTAAGTAACTTGTGGACGTTCAAAATAACGATATTGTTTTACTAATTCAGCTTTTACATGATCCATCATCATATCTATATAATCATCACAAGCCATTTCCTCAAAGTTTGATCGCGTTGATGGGGCAGTGATTTGGTGAATATCTTCATTTAGGATTATTGAAAACTTGATTTCACTCATGATGCCAATCATCCCGCATACTAATCCATTTATCAGCAAATAAATTACCACTCTCGATTGAGAAATCCATTGAATGGCCTTGACTGAATAATTTAACGGCCATTCTTAAGCTTGCCATATCATGCAAAGTCATTTGTGGCTGGTGAGTTAGGTTAGATGGCTTGTTATCCATTTTTCTTACCCTTCTTTACAACTTCACCTAAAACAGGGCTAATCCCAATAGAAGGCTTACCACCAGACCCCATATCAACAATATTAACCTTTACATAACCAACATCATTTTCAATTAGATCAGCAATATACCGCGCTACTGTTTTATTAGCTTGGATTGCTTTTACTTTTAAATTTGACCATGTTGAATCATCATTTGGAATGTCACAATGCATTTAATACTCCGTTAACAAGAAAATAAGCTTTATTTCCAATTGAATCGGAAACCGTTTTTTCGATGCTTGCACCTTTACTGTTCATCCACCCAGGCAAAAGCAAAATTGAATCGCAACTCAATAGCATGGCAATATCATAGCGCATGTATTCATTCCATGATTCAAGTTTTGGTGCTTCATGTGGTGATTTTACAGTATGACCCATTGCCTCTAATTCTTCCTTGGCTTTCTGAAATGCCGGATAATTAAAATCATCAATACCAGTCATTGGTCCTGAAATGTATATAGTCATTAATCCCCCATTAAATTAATCCATAATAATCTTAATTACTTATATTGTCAATTTTTAGTTAGTTTTAGTTGGCGGTATTTCTCGCCAGTTTTTTATTGTTTTGAATGGCTTAAATGGCTCATCTTCAAAATAATACATTCCGGCACAAGTATAGACTGTTGGGCCAGCGTCATCACATACCCATGCTTGAACGGTAAATGTAGACATGGATTGTCCGCCAATGCCATGGCATGGGCCGGCTGTACTGCCAAACATTTGAGGCCATGCGTAGTAATTTACATTAAAATAACCAACATCACGTTTATCAAGAATCGCTAATACTTCTGGTGGAGCGTCGTATTGATATTGCATCTTTCCCCCATTGCTTAATGGATATTAATCTAATTTAATTATCATGTCAATCATTCATGTTAAACATGGCAAATATGCAAAAATGGATTTGCTATATATTATGGACATTTTAAGCTGTTATATTGTATTGTGCGTATATGGCTAATAATCCTATCGAAAAGATTGGGCGTTTTGAAGTTAAACAAGTTGGCGCTGAATCTGATCGCGTATTGAGATTCATTGGAACCGATGAAAGTGAAGACCGTGATGGTGATATCATCAAGGCCAGCGGTTGGGATTTTACTAATTTTAAGAATAACCCTGTTTTCCTTCCATTCCACCAATACGACAAGGTGCCTATCGGTAAATGCGTTGCCCTGAATCAGGCTATTGGCTCTACTGGCACGTCATTTGATATTAAGTTTCCGACTATTGCAGATCTTTGCAGCGACCCTACTCATCCAAGCAATGAAGCATTACTTTCTGACACTATCTATAATGCTTATAAATGCGGAATCATGTCAGCTGTATCAGTTGGCTTTATCGGCAAAGAATCTGTTAAACGTGAAGATCAAAAAGAACTGCCTGACTGGTTGCGGGGAAATATTTTCACTTCTCAAGAATTGCTTGAACTATCCGCCGTATCCGTACCGTCAAATCCAAATGCTCTAATGCAAGCCAGATCAGCTAAATCAATGAATCCAGATCAAATTAATTTGCTTGAAAAACTATTTACTGAAAAACCTAAATCTCAGGAGGCCGAAGAAATGACGCCCGAACAAGTGACTAAGGCAATTGCTGAAGCCGTTGAACCTATGCAGAAAACTATTGATGCGCTTATGGCCAGTCAAAAATCTGGTGCAAAACTTAGTGCCGCTACCATGAAAGTAATGCAGGAATGCTTTGATCATATGGCTAAGGGCTATGCATCAATTGGAAGTGCCCACGCTACCCTTAAAGGATTAATGGATGGGTCAGGTGAAGAGCCTGGTGGAATTAACCCCGGTGAACAAACGCCAGGCATTGACCTTGATGCCGATGGTGATGAAAACGTTCCCGGAGTATCTGACGGTGATGAAGATAATAAAAAAGGAATCGATCTAAAGCAGATTGATTTTAGTAAATATGAATCGCTTCTGCCAAAAGCAGAAAAGACCAAGGAGGTCTAACTATGTCGGAAGTTTCTAATAAAACTGCCGCCGAAGTCCAGTTTGACGCCCTGCTTGCACAGGCAGAGGCTAAGGGCGCGAAAGATTATGCGGATAAACTTATGGCCGCAACTGTTGATAAGAGTATTGGTCAATCCATTACTGGCGCAGGTGGCGCTCAATCCATTGATTTGGTTGACCCCATGGTTGGCGATGTAAAAATCCCCAAGGGAATCACTGCCGCACGCTTTATCAAGATGTCGGCTTTAGCTGGCCGTAACGGTGATAACGCCGCTGCTTATGCTAAGACTCTTTATCCTCATGATAAATTGCTGTCCAGTGCATTCGCCAATACCAAGGCTCTTGGTGCGAATATCCCCAGTGATGGCGGCATTACCATTCCCCAGATTCTTGCCTCTGAAATCATCATGCCTTTGTATACCAAAATTGGTGTAACTAAGCTTGGCGGTCGGCGTGTGCCTTTGCCTAATGGCAACATGACCTTGCCCCGTATTGACATTAGTGCGACTATTTCGTGGGTTGGTGAAAACCAGATCATTGCACAAAGCCAGCAAGTGACCGGCGATACCAAGTTGAATGCCAAGAAACTTGCCGTCATCACCCCTATTTCTAACGACCTGCTTCGCTCTGCTGATATTGCCGCCGACCAATGGGTACTGGACGATATCCGCAACCGCATGTTCGTTGAAATGGATCGGGCTATGCTCTACGGTTCTAATACCGTTTATCAGCCCGGTGGTTTGGCTACTCTGTTGCCCAGCGCACAGATTCAAGGTTCTACCTCTACCCCGTTGACCAGCACTCTTGTTACCACCCTGTATGGCGCTTTGCAACAGGCTAACGTGATGATGATCAGTCCGGGTATCATCATGAATGCAACCATGGAATCGTATCTGATGAACCTGACAACCTCTACCGGTGCTTTCTTGTTCTATGCCGAAATGGTTGAGAAAGGTACTGTCCGTGGCATTCCTTACGCTGTTAGCAATAACGCTATCTTCACCAATACCGGCACCTATGCCACTTCGTCTGTTGACTTCTTCATCGGCGATTGGTCCGAGTTCATCGTAGGTACTCAGGGTGATTTGATGATCGAAACCAGCCGTGATGGTTCGTATGAATCTGGCGGTACTACCTACAGCGCCTTGTCCCGTGACCAGACCATTGTGCGTGTATTGAGCCTCCAGGATTATGCCATTCGCCATACCGCGTCGTTTATTCAGTATACCGCTAAGTTGGCAACCAGCTAATCGGACTACGCCGGGTCAGAAATGGCCCGGTTAATTTAACAGGAGTTTTAATTATGTACAGTGATTTTCTTAATAAAACTAAAACCGTTACTGGCCAGCTTCCGGTTATTACCGTTGGCAACGGCGCGGTTAACGGTGTGGCAATTGATCGTACCGGCTATCTGTCGGCATCCGTTGTATATAGTGCCGGTATTTGCCCGTCTATCCCTACTGGCTTTACCGCAGCGTTGAAGATTCAGGATAGTGCCGATGGTTCTACTGGATGGGCAGATTTTGCAACCATTGTAACGCTTGGTACCGCTGCCGACTTGTCTGCTGCATCCGTAACTGCTTCCTATGATGTAAATATTCGTGGGGCTAAAAAGTACATTCGCACCGTTGAAACTTTGACGTTTACCGGTGGCGCTTCCCCCTCTCAATTGGCTTCCTTGACTGTTGTATTGGGTGATAAGAATGTTGAGCCTGTCAACGTGGCAACTGTCTACGGTTCTTAAGTAAAAATATGGCCCTGGTAATTTAATCAGGGCCAATTCGATAAGGAAAAGGGATAAATGGGAAATCTGACTACACTTGCAAATGTCAAAACACTCATTCAAATAAGCGATTCATCGCAAGATAGCCTTTTAACTTTATTGATTGCCTCTGTATCGTCTCAAATTGAAACATATTGCGGGCGGTTATTCGGTTACGCCGACTATGATGAAATACTCGCGTCTAATAATCGCCAGCTTTTACAAGTAGCACAATGGCCAATTAAACAAATAACATTTATTAAGCAATCGGGAAATACTCTTGTCGCTGGGCAAGATTATCAAACATATTTCCAATATCTTAATGCTGGCCAAATATATCGTGGGCAAGGATGGTCAGGTTCATCGTGGGTTCGTGGCCTTACTGCTGATCCATATGCCGGTGACTATATCTATGAAGTTAGTTATTCGGCTGGATATGTACTGCCCGGTGCTACTGCGCCTACTCCTCCTCCTGCCGTTGACCCATTTCCTGCTGATATCGAATTAGCTGCAATGTCGATGGTAGCTAAGGCTTATTCTCTGTCTAATTCGGGAAACCTTGGCGAAAATCTTAGTTCAATTAAAGAAGGCGGATTAGCTTATTCATGGGATAATCCAGCAAAGATACCACCTGATTTATTCCAAGTAATTGCCGGTATGCCTGTACAATTTGCTCAACTACTTAACCCATATAAACGGTGGGTAGTGGCATGATACTTGATAGAACGGTTGAGATTTACAGCCGCACTGAATTGCTTGGCCAAGGCAGTGAAGGCATTCCTTCATATACTTATCAACTCATTAAATCTACTCGCGCAAGCTTACAGCCAATTAGCTTATCATCTACTTCATTAGCTCAATGGGGATTAACTGACATAGAGGCTAATTCTAAAATTGTGTTTATTCCTGGTGAATATATTGATGGATTAGCTTTTTTGGTCAAAGACTTAAAAACTTCATTGCGCTATGAAATACGTGGTTCAAATCCTTGGGGAATGCACACGGAAATACTTTGTATGCCGTACCAAGGCGGTGATCCAATATGAGTGATTTTGATAAGCAATTGGATGACACCATAAAAGGATTTGATATTTGGGGTGGCCGTGTTCATGACAAACTTGGTCAGGCGCTAATTAATGGTGCTTTGATTGTAGAAGCTGCCGCCAAACAAAATGTAAATGTTGACACTGGCTATACTCGAAACTCAATAACGGAATCAGAGTTAACCGAAAAAGGTAGTGAGATATTTATCAGGGTAGGGCCAACCGCCAAAAGTGCACCTAACCTTGAATGGGGCTCAAGCCCTCATATTAATTCTGAAGGTTCTGAGGACTTTGTTGAATCTATTACTCTTTGGGGAAAACGTAAGGGAATGGATGAACATGAAATACAATCATTGATTGATCATATTCGCAAATATGGCACTAGGCCCCATCCGTTCTTAGGCCCTGCTTAT